AACAAGTTCAACATTTTTTGGAATTTTATCTAATCTTCCTGATACTGATTTTAAAATAATGGTTATTTCGGCAGATGATTCATTATTAAAGGAAAGATATGTTGAAAGGGGATCTGAACAATCTGAGACTTTTTTGAAAGGTAGAATAACAAAAATTTCAAATATTCAAACTAATATGGAATTAATGTTTATTACTGATACATTTGTCAATAATAATTTAGAAGATCAACAAATTATTTTAACTTCAATTAGAGAATTTTTTAAATAAACCTCAAAAATGAAAAAGGGAGCCGAAGCTCCCTTAGTTTTGTTTCTTCCTTGAAACTAATTATTACATAAGATTTTTAACAGCAAATATACGATAATAATTATTCGAACGAGCATTTAATAAACCAGTACCTTGGCTCAAGCCTTCCGCAAATGGGTTAGCAACTAAACCGTAACGAGTTTTAAAGCCGATTTTTGGTTGGAAAGTACCTGGATCAACCGCACGAACCATTTGTAAAGGAACGTATGGGCAGTAGAATAGACCTGAATCATAAGGGCTTGTGCCTTTATAACCAACAGTACATAATTCAACATTGTTTGCAGAACCACCAAAATAAGGATCGATATAAACTTTAATACGACCGTGTAACAAACCAGCAAAAGTATTACCAGTATCGTCAACTTGAAGATCAGCAGACAATGCAGGAGTATATTGCAATACACCAGCCATAGCCAATGCAGAAGCAACGTCAGAAGAAACGATTAAGATGTTACCTTTTCCTCTACGAGTAGCTTTCGCGATTTGGTTAGCTTCTCTTTCGATATGATAAATCAACCCTTTGAAACGCTCTACAGACCAACGACCATTTGAATCAGTATCTAAGTCAAATACACCAGTAGTAACAGTACCGAATTGAGCACCAGCTTTAGCAACTGTGTAGATTGTACGAATAACTTCACGGTTCATTTCAGCTAAGATTTCAGTAGACAGAACGTTTGACAATTCTGTTTCAGCATCCAAACCATGAATCGCTTTCAAATCTTGTGCCATTTCTAAGCTGTATTCAGCTTTCAATGCACGAGTTTTTGCAAGAACTTGTACTTTGTCAATAGTGATTGACATTTGAGCAAATGCAGTATCTAAAGCTTCACCAGTAGCAGTAGACATACCAGTACCAGAATCAAATACAGTATTAGCAACTGGACCAGATGTTCCAACTGCAGTATTTGAAGTACCAGAAGCTGCTGAATTACCAACAATACCTGAGAAGATAGTGTTAGCTTCGTTATAGAAAGCTTCGTCGCCAGATTGAGTGCCGTAACGTGAACGCAAAGCAAAGATCAAACCAGTTGGACCTGTCATTGGTTGAACACCAGCAACATCATAAGCAATCAAGTTAGGAAGTGCTCTTCGTACTAAACTAATTAAAATTGGATCGAAGTTAGAAATACCACCAGCTACGTTTGTTGGAGCTGTTTCATTCATCATTGTTTGACGATCAGAATCCATTGCATTTTGTTGGTTTTCTAAAACAATTGCAGTTACTGCTTTTTTGTATGGATCAGAAATTTTTGCCAATTCTGGATGATCCAGTACTGGACTCCATTTATTTTGTAATTCTTCGTTTAATAAAGCCATTTAAGTAAACTCCTTGATTTTTTATATTATTTTAAAGTTGTTTGTGAAATTCTAGAAGCATACGCTGCGATCAATGGATCAACACGTACTTCTTTTGTGTCTTCGGTTAATTCAACCACGTCATTTAAAGATTCTTTTGAAGCAGGTTTTACAGAAGTAGTAGAGAAATAAGATTCTTTAATATCTTCCATTTGAGAAACAAAATCTGATTCGCTTGAAAATTCTACGCTCTCTGCAATAGTTTTAATTTTTTCTGCTTGAGATAATGTTAATCCTTCACAAACAGCGTGAAGAGCTTCAACTTTCTTTTGTTCTGACAATTTATTTTTCAAGTCAATGTTTTTGTACATTTCTTCATTAACTTGTTTTTCAAGAGCTTCTACTTTAGATGCTAATTCTTCTACAACATCAAATTTTTCTTCAGGAATATTGATGTAATGTTCTTCGAATACTTGTTTCAAAGACTCCATGAAACCTTCAGCGATTTCAGTCTTCAAACCAGATTGTACTGCTAATTTGTTTTCTTCCATCCAAGATTCAGCAACATAGTCAAGATATTCATCAATTTTTGTAGCAAAATCTTCTTTCATTTCTTCATAAGCTTCTTCGAACTGAGAAACATATTGTGCTTCTAATTCTTCAGCCAATTCAGAAACTTTTGATTTTACAGCTGCTTCAAAAATTGCTGTTGCTTTACGTTTGAATTCTTCAGAAAGATTTTCGCCAGCCATCAACGCTGCAATATCTTCATTTACTTCTTCTTCGTCTTCATCTGGTTCTTCATCTTCATTAACACCTTTCTTAGGAAGTTGGTTAACTTTAGTGTTAGAAATGCCAGATTCAGCTGGTTGTGGGGCTAATTTTTTAATTGGTTCTGATCCAACAGGTGGTGTTTGACCTGGAGGAGTTGCAGTTGGGGCATCAACATCGTATTTTTCAATACCTGCATTACCGATGTCTTTTGCAGTTTTTGTGTTTGCAGTATCATTTAGTGTATCACCTAAACCAAATGAATCTTGACCTGCATCTTTTTGTTTTCTGTTGCCGTTCAGAATTTCCATCGCAGCTTCAGAAAGGTTAAAATTTTTATCTTGGGACATTAAAAAACTCCTTAATATTTTTATTTAATAATTATTTATAATTTTTAATTTTTACGGTAATATTTATAATTTTGATAGAAAATTTTGGAAAATTTTCAACGCCATCGGTTCTACATCTTCAGTTCTTAACTTTCTTAATGTTTTTTTAGATTCTTCAAGGTATTGTTCAACCCACCCCTTTCCATCAACATACATCCATTCTTTACCTTCCATTAAGCCTTCTACATAACAATCTTTACCAGATGGATCCAAAACGATATCAACGGTAACTAAACGAAAATCTGGTTGTACATATTTAATGCCATTTGATTCTTTAATAGAACCCATTCCTCTTGTTGATACACCGAAATTAACTCCAGCATCAATAAAAGACTTAACAATATTTCCATTTGGTGTGTCTAGAATAGTTGCTTCACCAATACAAAGATTTCCATCAAATTCCAATTTTGTAATAAGATGTGATACTTTGTCTGGATTGATTTGTGGACCTTCAGGATGAGATAATTCACCTAAAGCTCTACGACTATCAATAAAATCCTTTTTATATCTAGCAACTTCTGGTAGCATATGTTCTTTTACATATACACGACCATTTCTATTTGTTTCTTCAGTATGAATGAATGGACCATTAATTTTGTAAGACTTTTTATCACCTTTCTCTTCAACTAAAACTTCTGTTTCGGTAAATTCATTTAACAATTTCATTGTTCTATTAACTCCTTTTGTTGATCAGATTCATCCAGTAAATCTGATGTTTCTTCTGCAGCTTGTTGTAATATTTCTAAAAATGAGTGTTCTGAAATACCAATTTGTTCTGCTAATTCTTCGTGTGAACTTATAAATCCTAAAATTACATCTGCGCATTCTTTATTTATAGTCAACTCTGATGAATCATCAAATAAAATAGTTTGTATTTCATCATTTTCTGATATTTGAGATAATTGTTCAATTACAGATTCTGATGTGTTTGAAAATTTAGAACCACCTCTATGGAGATCTAAAGGAACTGTTATGAATTGATCTAAATGTTCAGAATGATATAATGCAACCTGCTGACCATTTGGAAATCTTTGTACATAAGTTCTTTTTAATATTAGAATTTGTGGTAAGTCTATTTTTTGTTTAACAGCTTTAGGTTTATTTGCCATAGTATGGATTTTGTCCTTCTTGATCTGTATCTTGTGTTGGAGCTGGAGTTTGAGTTTGATCTTGCGTTTGATCTTGATCATTTCCTGATTGATCAGGTGTTTCATCTGATGGAGGAGTTCCTCCAGCTGTTAATGTCGGATCTAACGCTGCATTTGGATCTGAATATTCTCCATCAGCAATTTCTTGTTTTATTTGTTTTTCTATTAATTTTATATCATCATCATCCATATTCAAAACATGTCTTTGAATCCATTCTTTGGAATAATAAATTCCTTTATATGCATCAACCATACCTAATAAATTAACTCTATTAGTTAATAACTCTGCTTCTTTTAATTCTGCATAATTATTATCTTTTTGGAAGTCATAATAGATATCTTGTTTATA